CTCTGTGAATTCCCTGTTAGCCCTGTCAATAAGACTGAAAGGGTTGTCAGGGGTTCCAAAGGTCTTCTCCGCCCATTGTGAGATGCCTGATTGAGTCCAAGTATTAGTCATTTAGTTTTCTCTCTGGATTTTTCAATTCATATAGTAGTACGGTCAGGTTGGCGATGACGTCTTCTAGGACTTTGATTGCTCTCTTATTAAGAGCCTTTTTGTCTGTCATATTCAATCAACATGAGTTCAAGTCTGGCAAGAGCATTCCAGGCCACGCTACAGGCGTGTAGGAGGTTAGTCTCAGCATCCAGAAGCTCCCCTTTGGACTCCTTCAGAAGATGTCTGATCATGGCGTCTGTGTAGCGATTTACGCCATCATCAACATTCTTCCAATTGTTCCAGCTGTACTTTTTAGCCCCGAAGGCGCTTACATCAGCCACAGCTTCAACGGCATTAGGGAAAAGGTTCAAGACCCCCTGAAAGATTGGAGGCTTGCCCGTATCACCCTTAACGCCTCTGACGGACTTGATACTTTGAATGAGTTGTCTACCCCATTCTTCCGAATTATCCACCAATTCTTTCAAGGATTTCCTCATTTTCTACAATTTTAAAATCAAAGGCGTCAATCAGATCATCCGCGGTAAGACCCAGCATCTCGACCAAATCGTACACATCAAAACTCTCCTGAAGACGGATAATGTCCTCAGAGGATAGTAACGCCATTAGGGGCCTCCTTAATCTTTTCCCGAGTACCCGTAGACCAAGCCCCGCAGTCGTTGCATTGAAGTCGTTGAGTCTTAAAGTACTTAGTACGACTAAAGCCTCTGTGCTGTGTATTCTTAGAGCCACAGTTACCACATTCAGACCTATCTGACCCTAGGTGCGGATGGTTAACGATGAAAGGCTTGACCCTCTCATAAAGCTTCTCCAAGAGAACTACGTCTTGAATGTTGTACTTGCGCATCTTAGCTCTGGCCTTTTCATCACCAGACATGACACGGAGCCACAGACCAAAGCCCTCATGCTTAACCTTCTCACCGACACCGAACAAAGGCCCGACAAAAGCCAGCTTATTCATGTACAGACCGAACTTTTTAATAGTCTTGAGTACATCAATATGGGTCACAGGCCCAGCAGGCTTAATACCAGCTTGAGCGAACTCCCCGTTGAGCTTGGGCAGGTCAAACCCAGTTCCATGATAAGTCAAGACCGCATCAGCCTCGTCTAGTAAATCTCTCGCAGCGGTAAGCATCTCTAGACGAGTATGTGTCCACTCAGAGTAGAAGACTGAACCTTTTTGTCCCACCCATTTGGCTGCAAAGCAAATGATGCCACCTGGGTCCACAATCTGATCATAGCTGATGTTAACGTCGTAAGCCTTCCAAGCGTAGACGAGGGCTGGCCTAGTCTCAATGTCCAGGGACAGGATTTTCTTATTCAAATTCTTGTCTTTCATGTCTACTTCTTACATAAACCAAGGCTGATTACTGTCAGTTGGCATAAGATGCTCTTCAACCTCAAGGAGGTACTCATCCGCGACTTCATAGGCCAGTTGCTCGTCCATGAACAGGGCGATGAAAATACCATCCCCATCTCTGATGGCATATACGGGTGTAAAATAGTTCATTTAGTCCACTCCTCCGGCACAACTTCGTGAGACCATGGAAACCCATTCTTCTCCGCCCATTCAGCGTGGGTCTGCTTTGTCCCGCTAATCTTTTTATGGGCGTCGTAAAAGATGAATCTTATGTCAAGATCGGGATTACATTTCTTGACGGCTAACATCTTTCTCTTGGTCTCTTTGTCTATGTACCCTTTTGCTTCAATAATGACACCATTTCTAAGCACCCAGTCGGGGATGTAAAATGCGTCAATGTGATACGGAATTCGGCTCCTCTCGTACTCAGCCCCGGCTTTAAATCGCCGGAGTTGAGCATCAATGGAACGTTCAAACTGATTTCTTGGTCCCGCCAAAACTTTAGCTCTGGAGTTTCCCAGTGTACTTCACAGGACCTAGACAGTTGGAGTAGATGGCTCTTTCCATGGGCGCAATGAATTTAAATTCTGACTTACCATAAGGCCCGTGACAGATACCGATGAATGCTCCGGTGACTACAAGATAGCCCTCAACTTGAACCGTCTCGACTGAACCGTCCGGCATCATAATCTTCATTTCATAGACAAAGTGATCAGGCTCTTGAGGGGCTTCATCAACCATGCCGGGGAAATCTACAATATTCTTTGTCAAATCAATAACTCCTTTTTTATTGTTCTTATTAGTTTTTAGTGGGAAAAACTTCCATTACTTTTGGCTCAGATTGGACGTGTACAAAGTACTTTGGCCCGGTCGAATAGACAAAAGTGCGAAGACCGAGACCACCATTTGCATCGGCCCAGCAGGTATGCTTAAATTCACAGTAAGAGCAGCCGACTGAAAGGCTTAGGTTGCCGTTGGGGCTGAAGTTACCCTTGTTGGTGCTGCCCTCCTCCTTGGGCCCGTAACAGCGCTCAGGAGGCTCAGGACTATTAATAGCCTCGCGTAGATAATCAATACGACTAATAGGATTAATGTTGGCCATTTCATCCTTGGACACAGGCATTAGGGCGAGATGCCCCAGCGTCTTGTCACCCGCAAAGAATGCTCCATCAAGACCGCCCAATCCTACGCTGTACCCGGAAAGCTGCTCCATGTACCCGAAGCCATCGTCCTCTCTGAGCGATCCGGTCTTGAACTTGTCGAAACTCCTAGAACTGGCTGACTTTACGTCGACAATAACGCCATCAATGACAGCATCAATATGACCCACAACACCATTTAACTTTACCTCGGCCTGTTTCTGCGTAACCTCGTGTCCAGCCTCTTCAGCCAGAAAGAGGAGGACTGACTCCCAAAGGTCCCCGATAAGGAACTTTAGTCTTGTACTTGATTCCAGTTTTTCAGAACCTTGCCTAGCCTCACTGGCCAACTTACTACCATTGAGTTGATACCAGAGTTGTCTAGCGGGCTTACCAATATTGGACATTCTAAGCGTCGCTGAACGCCCTTTACGCTGCTCTGAGAGCCTATTGGCCACAGTTTCAGCAAGGCTTTTTCCAAACTCTTCAACACGTTTCGGATCACACTCATGTCCGTCAAAGAGTTTGTAGACGTCTTCGATTAGAGTTTCAACGCTCTTAGACATGCCCATTATCCTTGAACGAGGTAATAAAATCGTCGTCAACAGATGAGACTACATCCCTCTTTGCAATAAGAAATGTTGACCAATCCTTATTGGCGAACTTCTCGTACGCTTCGTCTTTGTTGTCAGCAAGGACAGTCACATCACATGTCTCAGTACCTTCGATCCGTCTATCGAACTTAAAGTTGAATTTACGCATGAGCGCCTTTTCTTTTAAATTATGAAGCGGGTGATGGCCCCATTAACCCAACGCCCCAACCCGCAGATGCACCCATTGTGATGCACCCCCTTTAAATTATTTACGCTTCAGCCGACCAATCTTCGTCATCACCAGCAGCCACGGGGAACTCATCTTCACCGCCAGCAGGCACATAGGGGACATGCTCCCAGACCTGTACGGCAATCAGCCCAGGCTTAAGACCACCAGCAGCCTTCTCATTCAGAGCGTAGTTGACGTTGACAGTCGAAGTGTTACCGATAAAAGTCTCTTGGTTCCAAGGTTGGCCCTTGTTGTCAACAACCTTAATAGGCTTTGCAGGAGTACCGTCAGACTTCATAGCCTTACGCTTGAAGGTGATAAAGTCGCCTCTGTCGTCACCCTTGTTCTTTACATAGTCGCCCACACCCTGCTTAATCAGAGCTTTCCGGGTCTCAGGGGTCACAGCAACGTCCATTGACCATTCAAGTTGGGTCTTGTCGTAACCGGGCTTCGGCTTACCGACGATCTTTGCATAGTAGGCCTTACCGCTTAGCATTGGCATATTTGTTATGTTTCTCTTTATTTGTTGTTGTTAAAAAGTTTGTGAGTAAGAACCCCGCCTCACACTATATTGTAACACATCCGGGGATGATGTCAAACACTATTTTACTTACAGGATGCCCAAATGTGTCAAGGCATGTTCAGCAGCCATCTGGGGGTCGTCATAGTCGTACAAAATACTTCTGAAAATATCTGAGTACTCCTCCCCCAGATTATATTCATCCGCCAGGGGATAACCCCAGTAGAACCAATCCTTCGTTTCACTCAAATAATTAGTTTCCATTGACAGAACTCCTTTCTCATGTTATAATATCCATGCGGTTGGGTAAATAGGGATGGTATGCATCAGTGAGTTGTAGCCCAACTAAGGCCCACCTTGTAGTCTCCATCTAATGGTACGGAGAAGTTTAGCTCCTCACCAGCCTCTCGAATTGATTGTACCGCAAGCTTGCCAACCTCCTCTGAATCCTTTAATGCAGCGTCCTCTTGGCCCTCATCATGAATGTCTCCGACTTTTAGTGAATCGACACCTTTTCTGGTTTTATGTCCATCCAATATGATAGATGCCTGTTTCATCACAATGCCACCGGCTGACTGTAATTTATAGTTAAGTGCAGCGTGCGGGGAAGGGCATCGTACGAACCCTCCATCGATAGTTTCGATCCACCCACCGTTTTGGAACTCACGTTGAATCTCTTTGACGAGCCTAGCCAGCCCGGGAGTTCCCTGTTCAAGTACTTGTCTAGCGAACTTACCAAACTCTTTTGCGGCTCTACCGGAAAGCTCCGGCTTAAGCGTTGCCCCAAGTTTGGAGTCCATAGCCCCATATAAATAAGCGTAAAACCCGCCCTTAACTGTAAGGTCTCTGTACTCATCTAGAAATCCTAAGTTTCTTGTGTTGTTCATGTGGGGGTCACCCTCAAGAAACAACTTACTCGCTTCAGGGTTATTGAGATAGTGGGCGAACATTCGCATCTCTAACCCTTTAGCATCATAGCCCACTAGACGACGGTTAATCTTATCCTCTACTGACCATAATTCGCGGCACTCCTTCCCGTAGGGAACTTTCACCTTCGCCTTTGGGATGTTTGCTGTGTTCGGATCAGAATGGGTCATGCGTCGAGTGCCAGCTCCGCATGTAAAAACCCTACCATGCATCCGATGATCTTCGTAGTCCACAGCATTGAGCCAAGTAGTTATCATCGAAGATCGGCCCTGTAAGACTAACCAGTCTGCGATTGCTC